GATAGTGAGAAGTTCAAGGAGTTTGCAGCCGGTCACAGCCGTAAAACAGGTTCTTTTGAGGGATTCAGCTTGAAAGATATTGTGTCCATGACCGACAATTACAGTGGTGAAATCATGATTACCCAACAGCAGAACCGTGTTGTTAGCCAGGTAAGTAATCAGAAGATTCATATGCGTAATGTCATTACGACTTTGCAGGGTGATCCTACATATACGCAGCTCGCCTTTACACAAGTGTATGACTTCGACAGGAATGCACGGTACGTTACTGAAAACGGTCGTTTACCGGAGTCAAGCATTAAGATGAAGGAAATTCAGACAGGTACGAAACGACTTGGTACCCATATCAGAATTTCCAAACGTATGTTGAAGAGTCGTGTTTTCATCAGAAGTTATATTCTGAATATGTTACCGGAAGCTGTATGGCTTGCTGAAGATTGGAACATGTTATTTGGTGATGGGAACGGTGAGAACCTGTTAGGCATTACTAATCACACTGGAGTGCTTCCAGTTGAAAGTATCATCAAAGATACTATCATTAAGGGAGAAGCAGGTAGTGTGAAGTCTGTCGAAAGCCATAATGGGGGCAAAGACACAATTGTTGAATTCACAAAGCCGTACGATCTGATGCTCAATGGTATGGTTATTACATTTGCCAATGCTGCTGTTGTGACAGATTTGAACAAAGCGAATCCTATTATCAAGATGAATGATCGTCAAATCTTGTTGAAAGGTGTTGCTTTTGCCGGTGAGGAAACAGCCATTGCAAATATGACATTTACTGTCAACAACTCATTCTTCCAAAGTATCGAAGCTCCTAACTCGGAAGATGTTATTAAGACGGCATTTGCCGTGATGACCTATGCACAGTATTATCCCAATGCTATTACTCTCAATCCGTCAGATGTTAATGCGATGGAATCAGAGAAGGATACAACTGGGCGTAACCTTGGCATTATTAAGGTTGTCAATGGTGTTAAGCATATTGCTAACCGTCCGATTGTAGAGAGTACCGGTATGTTACCCGGTAAATACTTTATTGGTGATATGCACATGGGTGCATCTATCGTTGACTACACTAATCTTGCGTTAGAGTGGGCTGAAGATGTGGAAACGAAGTTGTGTAATGAGGTGGTTCTTATTGCCAGTGAAGAGGTGATTTTCCCTGTTTACAATCCTTGGGCATTTGCTTATGGAGATTTGGCTGAACTGAAAGAAGCAATTACTAAAAAGTAATATTATGGATTACATACTTAGAGGTAATGATAAGGATGTAGCCAATGTGCTTAAAGAGCAACGCATTCGGATTGGTAGAGGGGTGGTTTCATTCACCCCTATTTCCGAGTGTGGTCTTGTTACAGAAGAAGATGCTCGAAAGACATTGGAATGTATGCTCACAGAGAAAGATGCGAAAATCGGTGAACTTACTGAATCCATTACGGAGAAAGATAAAGCTATTGTTGAACTGACAGATGAACGTGATACAATGAAAGCTCGTATTGCAGAACTTGAAGCCCTGATTCCTTCTGATAACAAGAATCTTCCGGCTGCCGATTCAAAAGAATTGCCTGCTGGAGATGCTAAGGAAGTAACTGTTGTTGATGATAAAACCGTTTCCGTGGAAGATGAAAAGAAAACCGGAAAGGGTAAGGCTTCTAAATAACTATTGCCATGTTGATTGATGTTTCATATTTTACGTCAGGTCCCAGGCATATTGAGAATGCTTCGGTCGCTGAAATGCCTTCGCCCCAGTCTCTTGCAGTAAATGAGGTGATAAACGGGTATATCAAGGCATTTCAGACCGAATTTCTTCATACTGCTGTCGGTTTTAGTCTTTCACAAGCTATTACTGATTATTTGGAGATCGTAGAACAGGAAAAAGAGGATTCTTCAGATGAGGTTGATATCTTGGAAAAAGATGAACCTCAATCCGGATATGCACTTTTATGTGAAAAGCTAAGTGAACCGTTCGCTGATTATGTGTTCTTTCACATTTTACGTGATATGAATACACAGGCTACTATCACTGGTCTTGTAAGATTGAAATGTGCTAACGAGTATATATCTCCGATTAAGAGACAGGTTAGTGTCTGGAACAGCATGGTGAAGAAGAACCGACTCTTTGTAGAATGGGCGATGTCCGATGATTGTCCTTTCACCGGTTTGAAGATTCAAAAGAACCTATTAACTCCCATTAATGCTTTCAATTTATGATGGAATTGGATATAACAGAACTGTTTGAAGAAGTAGTTAGAAAACTTCCTGAAGGACTTGAAATCCTCTACCCTAATGGGAAAGGTGGGGCAAAAATTGTAAAGTCACCAAGATTGAATTACATCTTTGGTAGCAGTCAATATATCAAGGACATATTAGATGAATACAGTAAATCTCCTGGCCAGTCTGAAAAAAAGTTCCCGCTGGTTGCACTCTTTACTCCAATTTATGAAGATAGAAGTGATCCAAATTATTTTTCTAAGGCAAAGGTTTCGTTGATTATAGTTTGTTCATCCTGTAAGGAGTGGAGTAATGAGGAACGTAGAACTACATCTTTCAAGAATATTCTCCGTCCAATCTATAAACGTTTGTTGGAAGTATTATATGAAGATTTCCGGTTCGACTGCGACTGTGACGAGAAAGTGAAACATAGTTATTCAGAGAATTATTCGTATGGTAGATACGGAGCCTATACAGATTCCGGTAAGGCTGTGAGCGAGCCCATAGATGCCATAAACATACGCTCGATGGAAATAAAAATTAATAATCTTAATTGTAGAAGAAAATGAGAAAGATTAGAACATGTAAAGGTGGCCGGATGAATACAGGTAGTTCTGCATGTAAAATCGACTGGAAGAAAGTCAAAGGTGCTATTATGGTAGAACATGGCGTGAAACTTCCTGCCGATATTACAAGTGAGAAGTTACTTGAATTATGCCATGCTGACCGCCCGGATCGTATTTATCCTATTTTCCCATTCCTGGAATATGCTTCGAATGGAGGTGATCCACAGGTAAATGCGACTGGTTATGGTGCAAGTGAGTACAACGGGCTTAATGCTCTTACAGATACCTTTACTTTAAAGAGTTTCGACGAAGTGTTGAATGCCCAACTTTTGAGGTGTGCTAACAAGGGGTGGGACGTTTATTTTTGGAATCAAGATAACACCTTGATTGGCTTTAATGATGGTACAGATGTGTTGGCGGGCATTTCAATGTCTTCTGTTTATCCAACTGTAACCCGTTTCCCTACAAGTGGTGCAAAATCAACTATGACAGTAAGTTTCGCTCATGAGGATGCAGAAGAAAGCCTGTTGAATTTTGATTATGTGCAGTTAGATTTCAATCCTAAAAACTTCTTGATGGGCTTGGTTGATGTCGTTTTTGAAAAGACAGAAGCGGAAAATGCCTACAAAATTATCGAGAAGATTGGTGGCTACGATCGTACAGAAGAATTCGGAAGCCTCATCGCTGATAGTGCTGCCGAGGTTATGAATAATACAACTTCTGCTTCTTATGCTGATGGTGTAATAACCATTGTTCCAAAGGCTGGGGCTGTTCCATCTTTGAAAGCTCCTTCTGTGTTGTTTGAAAAGGGAATTAAAGGTATCGAGCAGGTAGCATGAAAACAGATGGTGTAACGTTCGTTGATTCCGTAGTAAAGGATATGACGAAGGAAGAATTTATTGAAGCTCATATCAATGTGGTGTGGCTAAACTTGAAAGAGGAAAAGCGCCGGAAGAAGCTCTCTGATGTGTTCGATACGATAACTAAGTAACTAATGGGCTGGGGTGTAGTTGCAGCCCGGCCCATTTCATTATTTATTATATGGCAGATTTTGATAAAGTTTATGATGTGATTCATTCCATTGCTTCCGGGTTTAAGGGAGAGTGTATCAAATGTATGGAGGAAAATAAGAATGTGCTTATTGACTGCATACAAGAACAGTTATATAGCGGTTTAGATGGTACCGAACATTTATTGAATCCCACTTATGACAACGATACCTATTTCAATGAACCTGGTCCCTGGCAAAATCAAGCAGAAAGGTATAAATATTGGAAAGAGAAGATAACCCCACCTCTTAGGGGAGAGATGCTATATTTGCCACCACGCCCGGTCGAGGTTCCTAACCTTTTTATCACTGGTACTTTTTACGATAGCATTTTTGCGCAAAAAATAGATTCCGGATTACGTTTTGAAACAAAAGGTTTTAAAGAGGGGCCATCCATTGAAAGAAAGTATGGTGAGCAGGTTCTTGGCGTTGGAGATACTGCAAAGGAGTATTTCAACATCATGTATCTTCGTCCATGGTTAGAGCGTTTCTTTTCTGAATGTGGGTACCGGTAGGCTATGGCTTGTGGATGCGAGATAAAGAAAATGCAAAGTGAACTGGATCGTATCAGTGAACTGGCGAAGAAAGCAGCTATTTTGGATGGCTGTATGTATGTTGTTTATCAAAAAGAGGACGGTACCTATGCTTTTGATAAGGTTGGGAATGAGATTAAAGGAAAGATTATCGAATATAGACATTACCTATAATTATGGCAGAATTAGTAATAGAAGGACTTGTAAAGGATGGTGAGATTCAGACATTGGTTGAACTGGATAATACTATTGAGCGTGTAAGGGCAACGTATGCCAATGCAGCCAAAGATCTTGCAAAAGGGTTAAAGATAAATGTGGACGGAATTGCCGATCTTGAAAAGTTAGGCTCTATATATACTACTCAATCTAAAAATGCGAGTTCCGCTTCTAATGAATTGACCGAAGCTCTTAGAAAACAGTCGGAAATATCCCAGACTGTGACAAAACGTATAGAGGAAAAGTTGAATGCAGAAAAGCTTTCAACTGCTGAAATCAAGAAACTTACTAAGGCGAGCGCTGATAATGCTTCTTCTTTAGAAAAAAGTGCTAAAGCAGAAGCCAACTTAACCAAAGCTCAAAATGCAGGTAATAGTACTCGTAAGAAAACTGTATTGACAGAGGAAGAACGGTTAAAGCTCATTCGGACAGCTATCACTCTAACCAATCAGGAAGTACATAGTAAGGCACAAGCAAAAGAAATGAATAAACAGCTTCAAAAGGCTGTAGATGTATTGAAAGATACTGATGAAAACTATATCCGGACTCTTGCACGCCTTAACTCCACAATAGGTATTAATACCGATTATGTGAAACGTAACTCCGACCGGTACACACAGCAGAAGATGACAGTAGGTGCGTATCGGGAAGAAGTAAAAGCTGCGTGGATTGAGATACAAAACGGAAATAATTCAATGCAGAATATGGGTATTATTGCGCGTAATACCGGTAGGATGCTTCAAAGTGAGTTAGCTCCTGGAATAAGTAAAGTCGGTGTAGGACTCAAAGGGTGGGTTGCCGGGTATGTTGGTGCACAGGCTGTTGTTAATGGAGTAGTTGCGCTTTTTACACAACTTCGTGAGGGTGTAGGCTCCGTTGTTGAATTTGAGTATGCTAATAGCCGGCTTGCTGCCATATTGGGTACTACGTCTGACCAGATAAAAGAGTTAACTCTTGATTCTAAAAGATTGGGGGCTACAACTAAGTACACGGCTTCTCAAGCTGCTGAACTTCAAATCGAATTAGCAAAATTAGGATTTACACGAAAAGAAATCTTAGATGCAACTGAATATGTATTGCGTTTTGCACAGGCCACTGGTGCTGAATTATCGGATGCTGCGGCTTTGTCTGGTGCAGCTCTTAGAATGTTTAATGCAGACACCAAGGAAACTGAACGTTACGTATCTGCGATGGCTGTTGCGACTTCACGTAGTGCATTATCATTCTCATATCTTGCTACCGCGTTACCTATCGTTGGCCCGGTTGCTAAGGCTTTCAATTTTACCATAGAAGATACTTTGGCATTAGTTGGAAAGCTTGCAGATGCCGGCTTTGATGCTTCTATGTCTGCTACTGCTACACGTAATATTTTGTTGAATCTTGCTGATACGAATGGTGTACTTGCAAAATCACTGGGAGGGCCTGTAAAAACGTTGCCTGAATTAGTCGCTGGACTACAAAAGTTGAAAGAACAGGGGGTAGATTTGAATAGTACCCTTGAGATGACCGATAAGCGTAGTGTAGCTGCTTTCAATGCTTTCCTTACTGCTGCAGATAAGATAGTCCCATTACGTGACCAAATAACCGGTGTTGATGAAGAATTAGCAGGTATGGCTCATACAATGGGGGATAATGTCAAAGGAGAAATCTATAATTTGAGTTCTGCATGGGAAGCATTTATGATTACGTTAGGACGTGATACAGGTACTATTGCTGGGCTTGTCAGTGAGTTAACAGGATTTGTGCGTTCAATGCGTGAGGTTATCGCTACATCTGAAGAACTTGCAGAGGAAAGACTTGCTAATGCTGAAAGGAGTGGGCAGCAAGCTGCTAAACAGGATAAGGAGTGGGTTAAATCGAAGTTAGAAAGTATAGATACTGTTGCTCTCCACTATCGGAAAGAGGGTGTCGACGGTGCAGAAGCTTTTGAGAAAGCAAGAGCACAACAACTTAAGGTACTTGAGAGAGCATTAGCCCAAGAAGAAGCAAGGCTGCAACTCTATACCAAACGCAATGAGAAACAATGGGATGAATATAACAATCGGAGTTTTTGGAAACAAGGTCTTGGAATCCAAAAGGCTACAAATACGATGATTAATGATATTAATGAATCCTTCTCCTTGGTAGAACAACAAACTGCTTATATAGCTGGTCTTAAAGAAAAGATGGACCAGATAAAAGGAATCACTAATGACTATCAGGATGAAAATACAGAAAGTACTTTCAAGAAACCTCTTACTGATAAGGAAAAACGCGAATTGGAGAAAGCTGCACAGGAGAAATTGAAAATCCAACAGACTTACCAAGAATCAGAACTTTCTCTTATGGATGAAGGATTAGAGAAAGAACTTGCTCGTATTGGTATTGAGTATTCTAAGAAGATAGCTGCTGTTAAGGGATATAGTAGGGAAGAGATTGCAACCCGGAAGAATCTTGCTAAAGAGATGCAGCGTGCTCTTGATGAATATTCCATCAAGTATAATTCAGATCGTGAAAAGAAGGATATTGAAAACGCCCTTACTGTTGTTAGAAAAGGTTCTAAAGAGGAATTGGATTTAAAACTTCAACAGTTGGAACTTCAACGTGAGAGTGAAATTGATGCAGCAGAGAAAACTGGTGAAGATGTGTTCCTCATTGCTGAAAAGTATGCAAAGAAGAAAAAGGAGTTGTATGAGAAGTATGCTTCCGATCAAATTTCATTGATCGCTGAAAATGCATCTCATGAGCAAAAGATTCGTGATGAAGAACACATCATGGATATGCTTGCGTTGAAAAAGAAACTGGCTTCTAAGCAAATTACACAGCAGGAATATGCGGCAGAGGAATACCGGTTACGGCTTGATTATGCTCGAAAGACTACCGAAGCCGCTATTGATGCCTTAGAATTGGAGCTTCAAGCTGATAACCTTAGTGCGGATGATAGGGCTAAGATTGCCGAGCAGTTGCAGAAATTAAAGGCTGACCTTGCCGAAGAGGAAGCCGAAGCAGAGATTGCCGCTATCAATAGCGTTACCAAGGCAGATGAAAGGGCGCAGAAAGAACGTCAAAAGAATCTCAAAAAATGGTTGCAGACTGCATCTCAAGCTATTGGTGCAATCGGTAGTCTTGTCAGTGCTGTTTATGACGGTCAGATTGACCGAATAGAGGAAGAACAGGATGCAAACGATGAGAAGTATGAAAAAGATGTAGAACGTTATGAAAAGCAGGCTGAACAAGGTGCCATATCGGAAGAGGAAGCCGAAGCCCGTAAACGTTCTGCAAAAGCTGCTACTGAAGCCAAGAATGAGGAGCTTGAAAAGAAAAAGCAAGAGATTGCTCATAAACAAGCTGTATGGGAGAAAGCAACGAGTATTGCCCAGGCTGGAATAGCGACTGCACTTGCTATTACTGAAGCGTTGCCCAATATCCCGTTATCAATCTTGATAGGAGCATTGGGAGCTATTCAAGTGGCAACTATTCTCGCTACACCGATTCCTTCTTATGCTGAAGGAACGAAAGACGGTGCTCATCCGGGCGGTAAGGCGCTCGTGGGTGATGCTGGTAAACATGAGGTTGTCATGTATGCCGGTAAAGCATGGGTGACACCCGATACTCCTACACTTGTGGATCTTCCTAAAGGTGCACAGGTATTTCCGGATGTGAGCTCTATTGATTTGCCTGATTGGGATGTTCCGGAATGGGATGTTCCCTCTCTTTCTCCCACCTTTGTAGGAGTGGATACTACTGGTGAACCTATTATTTTCAATGATTATAGTGATTTGAAATATGAAATAAAGGGCTTACGTCATGAACTACGCAGTATTGGTAAGCAGCATAAAGATGCGTGTGCCCGTGATTATAAATATTATATGCTTTCCCGGTTATGATTGAAAGATTGAACCAATTATCTCTATATGATTTTATAGAGCTTTCATGTGGTGATTGCTCCGTATTACTTTCGCCAGATGAGGATATTAATGAGATGGAATTAAAGAAACGTTCATCTAATTTGATAATAGAGTACAAGAAGATAACTAATCCGTCCGGATTGAAATCTGTGTTAGTTGATCGTGAGGATATGATAAAAGAGAGGGCACGTGTTTTGCTTTTTAAAGTTTGTATTTCTCTGATTGCTATTGATGCTTATGAAGATGTCCGGGAGACTTTGGCTTTGTTATCATATGATACGAAATCCATGTCTGATGAACAAGTTAAGTCTAAAGTTGAAGAATTGTTGCGATCTGCTTTATTTGAGCAAAAGAGAAGCGATGATATGCGTTCTGATGAGAAGAAAGAAAAAGCTACTCCGGAACAGATACGTTCTTCTTTTGATGCTGAAATAGCTTTTCTTATGACTTTTTTTAAAATGAATATTGATGTCCGGAACATAAATGCTGCTGTTTATGCAAACATCGTCCATCAGGCAGATGTAGAGATAAGCATGAAGAAGAAAAGGACGTAAATGTTATATTTCATATTGATATAGAATTAATTAAATCTCAATTACAATCGAATTTTTTCGAAGGTCGTTAGTAACTCCTTTTTAGGAATCACAAACGACCTTTTTTATGAATAGAAAGAACAACGCAAACTGCATAAATAAGCGTTTATGCAATGTTTTATTGTCAGAACTTCGTACCTTGGAAACGAAGTGTGATCGGATAACATTTGAAGTATCCGCAGTAAAAGAAATGATTGCCTCGTTACCCCCTGACATAGGCACTATCATTAGTTCTATCGAGCGTTCTGCTAAAGAAATGCACGAACAAAGCATAATGCATCGGGAATATGTGGAAAGGTGCATTAATGGTGAACCTAAGATACACCTAATAAGGAGGGCTGACAATGGACTTTGAAAAGGAAGTATCAGAAATATATCCCTGGATATTACGTGTAGCGAAAAGATTCTGCCGATCTATGCAGGATGCAGAAGATTTAGCCGGTGACACGGTGTACAAAATGCTTATAAATCGTGATAAGTTCGATGTATCAAAACCTTTGAAACCGTGGTGCCTTGCTGTCATGCAGAATACTTATATTACGCAGTACAATAGAAACTCTCTCATACATTTTATTGGATATGATTCAGCAGTTGAAAATGCTTCTTCTGATTATGCTTCTAATTTGGCAATGTTTAATGATGTTGTGTCTGCCATTCGCCGGTGTGCCCAAAAATCATGTTGTATGGATAGCTTAATATATTGTGCCCAGGGATATTCCTATGACGAAATAAGTGAACTGTTGAATGTCCCGACTGGAACAGTCCGAAGCCGCATTTCATTTGGTCGGAAGATGTTATATCAAGAACTTGATTATTAATTCGTTAAAAATGGTTTGAAAAAGGCTGTTGAAGAAAAAAAATATCTATTTTGTTAGGCTATTACCTAACAAATGACTATATTTGCAATACCAAATAACATAAAAGTCAAACCAAAAAAAGTGAATTATGGAAACAAAGTCTAATTTTAGAGCCAGAGTGATGAAGTATGCTCATCATCTCCTTTCAACAACAAAAAAGAGTTGGAAATATTGTCTGCTAAAAGCGTGGGAGCTTTACAGACTTGCTAAAAGAATGAGAAGCGGTGAAGTTAAATTCGCCTATGAGAAAGTGAATGGCAGTATTCGTTATGCTATCGGCACTCTTAAAAATGTGCCTGCAGGTGCGACAAACAAGGGTAAACGTATGACAAAGCCTTCTTATAAGACTTTCTCTTACTTCGATGTTGATAAGCAGGAGTTTAGAAGCTTCAAAATAGAGAACCTTGTAACCGTGTATTGATATGACTCCATTAGAATACTACTCAAAGAGAAAAGAGGATAGCAGGCAAGAGCTTGCTACCCTCATAGCACAAGCTAATCAGCTCATAGGTGATACACATAACAGCCTCAACACTCATACTAATCAAGTGAGCAATATGGGGAATATAAAAATGCTTTCTCAACAATTACAGCAGCTAACAAGCCGTATTGAACTGGAGAAGCAAAAGGGGGATATGCTTGAAAGTATCTGCCTGACACTAACCATAGAAGGGTAAGCATATGAAAGCAACTTTATTAAAAGTCACCGGAGAAACAGTTGAAATTTCTCCGGTGAATGGGAACTGCTTTACCCTAAAAGAAGTGCAGAGTTTAGTAAACGGCTATGTTCAAGTCATTGATCTTTGCTCTAATAAAATAATGATAATAAATGAAGAGGGTAAATTCCATTTTGGCTTGAATGTTGAGGCTACCCGGCTTGCATTAATGAATAGAGCTATTTTTCCTGATGATTATATAGCCGGTGACGCTATTGTGTGTAATGGCAGTATGTTCTAATCCTTTAATTTCAGAAAATATGAAAACAATTTATAGAGTAGAATCACCAACCGGTGAAGTTCGTGTATTGGAAGTGTCTCGCAATGAGACTGGATATAATGTTTACATAGATGATTCAAACATCTGCGAAAGCATTACTGAAGAAGAACTTACAGAAGCATTAGAGAACCCCAATTTTTAAATATGAATCAGAGTTTTCCATTTTGGAAACAACTAATAACAGAATAGATGAGTAGTAGTATTGCAGCCAATGATATCATTCAAAATATCGATAATCTGTTAGCTGAGTATCCGGTTGATGAATGTATTAGCATCTTACAGGAAGTGGTAAAACAGATAGATGTGCGTATTAAGGATTTTAGTGAACATATATAATAATAAAGATATGAATAATATATTTACAATTTGCTATTCAGAAGAAGAAGCTAACGAAATTGGACATTTCATAATGCGAAAAGGCTATGAAGGTGTTCAAAATGATAGTTACAGATATTGTCGTGAAGCGATTTGGTGGGCTTTTAAAGAAACTAAAAGACATCATTCGTGTTTCATATATGTTGGCGTTAGAGGTTGTCAAATGATTGTGTCCAGGACTAAAAGGGGACTTCGCAGGAACGGACTAAAATACATTGAGAAGAAACGAATGTTTTACAACTTATTGAGTAGGTATTAAGTTAATAAAAATAAAGAAATGTAACAGTTTTAAATATGACAAGAAGAAAGAAATCATGCACTGATTGCGAGTTTTGCAACGATGCTGAACCTGTTGATGGATTACGATATTTCTGTGACAAGAAAAATATATATTTCGATCCATACAAAACAATCACCTGTCGTCTTTTTCGGCAAGTAAGTTCCTCTGTGTTGAGGATACGCGCTCGATGGGCAGCAATGCAGCTTGCGAAAAAGAAAGCTGCTGAAGAAAAAGAGCGGCAACTCGCACTAATGCTCACACTGCCATACTGGCTTCATGTTGGGGCAGAGTTCATAGAAACTTGTTCTGGTTATGAAGGAGTAATCACAGACATTGACCCGACACGTGAAGATGGCATAATTTACCGACCGACTAATCGACCGGGGTGGGATGGCATTGATGGATATGATACCGCTGATAGTATTATAGAACGTACTGAACGCGGTATGTTGATATTTCGAAATTATACTCCCGAACCGTTAAAAGACGGATTCCGATGGTCTGATATTGAATGGGATTCGGGGCAAATAATCTATTCAGAACAACGCCCGGATGGTAGAACGGATGAGTACTTAAAAGAAAGATACGAAGTGGTAAAGCCTGAATGGATATAGGTTTTTTAGTATGTTTGAAAAGGAGTAATTAAAGATAGAAATGAAATAAATAAAAACGATAATTCTACATTATTCTCTTAAATTGTTACCTTTGTGTTTGTAATAAGCTCCTTATACAGTTTCTTGACTTATACGGTAGAAATATGAAATAGAAACTACTATGAAATAAATTCAAATGAACACTATAATATGATGAATGTTGATTTATATACAATTGATTGGACTGCTATAGGATCAATAGCAACTGCAATTGCTATGATAATTGCTTTTAGGTCTATAAGCGTATCTAATAAACAAAATAGAGAGAATCGCAAACTTCAAGTTTTATTAATTCGTAGAGAACAAGAACAAAAAAGGCTTGATGAAATGGTAAATAATATTTTAGATATTAGTCACTCCATGAAGCCTATTGATATTCTTGACTTTTCTTCAAAGTGGATAGATAAAACATTTACGACAGAGGATAGACGCAAAATTGACCGCATGGCAGATCAAGATCAATTGAATAATATCCGGTTAAGGATTCAACTAATAAAACTAAAAAACTATCCTGTTGCGAATCCATTATTAGTCCACCTAAATAAAACCAGAGAAACTTATGGATTATGGGTAAAATGTATCAACTTACTACATATGTTTTTAGAATCTGAAGATAAACTCACGGCAGAGGAACGGGAGGTAAATATTGCAAATATAGTAACTCAGATGGAAGAAGAGTGTAAAAAGATAGATCCTAATTATAAATTGATAATAGAGGGTATTCATAAACAAAGAACAAATATAGTAGATATAGCCAAGGATGTAATGAACATTTTTGAATCAGAAATATCAAGGCAAGTCCAAGGTCACAAACAAGCTTTTGAAAAGGAATTATATGATTTTGTTAAAAAAGAGCAAGAAAGGATTGACCGTATTATAGAATAGAAAATGAGGTAAACCGAGTCTTACTAAGTAGGAATTAGCTCTTTTCTACATTGGATTTACCGCTTATTATTTATCTTTGCATAAAATGTTCAAATAAAACTATAAACAATGATGTACGAAGGATTAAGAATTGATTTCACTATGTGGCATATTGTAGGTGGTATTTACGGATACAAAAAATTAATAAGACTTCCTCGAAAACAAAAGAAAGCGTTAAAGAAAAGCACTTTGCGGGATGTTATTGCAAAAGATAGAAACTACCTAAAAGAATGTCCACGGCCTAAAAAAATGCCAATATTTAGTTATAAACAACTTGATTAGCATAATAAATAAGGGAGGAATTTAATAATGATAGTACAAGAGCTAATAAATAAGCTGATTCAAATTGAAGATAAATCAAAAGAAGTTCGACTGTTAAGTGCTGATCACTCAAACGAAGCAATAGGTGAAATATCCATTGATGAAAATATTGTTTATTTGTTAGGAGAATAAAAATAAATGCGCATGGCTTAGTTTTCGATGCGAACCCTTTGAGAATGTGCCTTTGGAAACAAAAATCTGAAAGAGGTTAGACATTTGCCCCACATCTGGGGCGAATTGTCGTTCAAGAATCATATATTTGTCTCAAAATACTATTTATGATACGTGAAATTATAATTGAGGCCCTCAAGAAAAGGGGAATAAAGCAGATTGAATTAGCCAGGCATTTGGATATAAATAGAAGTTCTCTCAATGCCTTTTTAAAAGGCAATGGAAAAATTAGCTTGGCGAATGTCGAAAAGTCGTTTTTGTTCCTTGGCATAGAAATGGTGTTGAAAGACAGGTAGTTATAGGACGTTTTCGCAAAGTGTTATTTTCAAGAATTTAGCCAATCGGGAAACCGGTTGGCTTTTTCTTTATATTTGCCCATGAACGTTTTAACCCTATAAAAATGCTTTGCAAATATGTTCTTACAGTAGCTGGTACCACGCATGAACTTCCTAAATCTTGTATCCGGAATTGGGATGAGATAAAACGTACACTCAAACGTGATGGATTCGGTGGAGTTATTAGAACATTCACATCTAAGTTTGAGTTTGTAGGAGAAGCTTATGAGTTGCTTCTCGATGAATGGGTAGAAAAATATCTGTTTGCAGACGCTCGGATCGCAATTTACGAAATCAATAATCAGCACACCTATGATATTGTTATCAATAGTAAGTTGGATTTCGGTACCTTCGATAATTCGGGCTATACAATATCAATGAATACAGTTGATAATAGTACAGCTACTCTTATTAAAGCTAACAAGGGAACGCAATACGAGTATTTGGTAGATGAAATAAAAGAAGTTCATCAACTGTATTATGATAGGCTGGATATGCAGAATATACTAAACTTCTCTATTGGTGATACATATACCGTAAATCCTCTTGAACTTGCAAATGTTTATGTTTCCAGTTATAGTAATGAGATATCCAAAGGAGGTTACCTTGAATATGACAAAGGTGAAAAAGGCGTAGTTGCTGATCTGCTCGATGTTCCTGCGTCGGGCATTAAAGCGTATGTGGAAATGGATGTTGAATATGAGAATAGTGGGGATGCTGAGTATGCAACATTTACTCTTTCCTCTTGTGGGAATACTCAAGCAGTGAACATAAGTAAAGGAGAAACTAAAACAATAATATTGAGTATTAGCGTGAGTAAGGCTTCATTTGATTCTTATGGTCAAAGAAAGATGGTGTACTTTTCTATCAGTTTGAAAGCTTCTCATACTACTTATGCAAAAATCAACATTAAGAAGATTAAAGAGTTTAAGGTAACTTATAATTCTATCAGTGATCCTATATACATTGATGCAATAACACCTACAAGGGTATTGAATTGTTTGCTTAAAAGTATCAATGGAGGAAAAGAAGGCATTACCGGTAAGATTGCAAGCAATTATGATTCCAGACTTGATAATTGTGTTATAGTAGCTGCTGAAAGTATTCGTGGCATACCAGATGCGAAGTTATATACTTCTTATACAAAGTTTGTTGACTGGATGGAATCTGTGTTCGGCTTTGTTCCTGTAATTGATGGAAATATTGTTCAGTTCGTTCACAGAGATACACTGTTTTCCACAAGTATAATCAAAGAATTTGAAGTCGACCATACTGAATTTACTTATTCTGTTGATGAGAAGCTGATTTATTCGTCTGTTCGTGTCGGCTATGACAAACAGGATTATGATTCAATTAACGGACGTGATGAATTCCGGTTTACGACAGAATACATGACTGGCGTAGATATTACTGATAATAAACTGGAGCTTATTAGTCCTTATCGTGCAGATGCCTATGGTATTGAGTTCTTAGCACAAAAGAGAGGTAAGAATACTACTGATAATGAAAGTGATAATGACGTGTTTTTTGTTGGAGCTGCTGATTCTATATTAACGTCTGGGGTGATGTGCTATAAACTCATTAGAACCGGATGGAATATCAGCGGCGTGTTGAATCCAGATAAGATGTTTAATGTGATGTATAACCAGCGTGCTATGTTGCTTGCAAACAGCAAGTATATTGGTATTAGCGCTGATAAGCTTGAATTTACTTCTTCTGATGGCAACAGTGATGTTGTGATTAACAACATTGCGTTAAAAGATAATTTTGTGATATCTGAAAAGTTGGCCACTTGTGGTAAAGTTGGATTTAATACCTATGATGAAGTTATTCCTTCTCCTGTGGATGGTATAATTACTCTTGTTAAAGATGAGTATTTGTATAAGGGATTTTTAAGTGAAGCAGACGGACAAATAGAACGGTTTGATGGGCTTAAATATGAACTTATAGTGAAATCTATCTCTAAAGCTTAAAATATTATGTTGAAAATAAGTCCTTTTACCCCTTTGTTTTTTAACCCTACTACGGACCGGTTCGGTGCGAAGAGTAAATACATTCAGAAATTCGCAAGCTCTGATATCATATTCATTGAGTTGATAGGTGACAAATCAGATGCAGTGCCTGCCGAACTTAATGAGACTACTGTAATACAGTATTCAATGAAAGATAACCGGCAACGGACGGATTGTATCTTTTGGATTGATGGTATGCAATATTTCTTCGATTTTCGTGCCCCCGGCGGATTCAAAGATAATAACTGGTCATTCACAGTAGATAACGAACAGTTTACCACTGCTGATGGTGATATCGTAGAATTGTATAGCCGTGAAGCTACACAGAAGATATTTACTTTAGGTAATTCTATTGGTTGCCCAGTGTGGTTTGCTGACTTTCTTAACCGTATTTTATGCTGTAACTATATCTATTTTGATGGTGTACGTTATGCAAGAAAAGACGGTGGTGTTCCTGAATTGAATCAAGAAATCGAGGGATTGAAAAGCTTTGTCTTCAATCAGCAGTTACAGCAGATAAAATCGCTTGATCCTGTTTTGGAATGGAATAATCAGGTTGCGATGAGACGTGTACAAGGTGATAATTACAGAAAAACGGATACTGGGGATATGCGTAGTATCAAATTTGGTACAGAAAAACCTGTAGCAGAAATTGGAACTTATATCAATATGTCTAATGCTACTCCAAATACTGGCACTTCTATCAACAGTGATACAATGATCACAGTGAACAGCATTCATCATCCGGGCGGTGATGAACAATCCTATTGGGATTTAATCACCATTAAGACTACTGACATAGACAGTAAGTATATTGGCAGGAAAGGTTATGGTAAACTGGTGATAACCGGACTTGATAGCTTGAAAAGTTCTTTGGATGACAGTTTGATAAATTTACGTGCCATTCTGTACACAGGTGGTTCATATAGTAATCTTATTGAGGGTAGTGTAGTTAGTAGAGATGGAGTCTATATTTTAAAGGGAGTAGATGCCAGAGATGTAGGTACCGGAAAAGAATTCCAGCTTTATCTTGATTACATGTATGACTATGATATTGATAATATTGGTATGACCATTGAGTTAACGTGGGTATATGATAATGATTAGATAATTCATTAAAAGAATAATTATGACAGAAACGGAGAAACAGCAGATTGTCAGCCTTGTGCTGCAAGCGTTAAAGACAAATAGTTTCACGATAGAGCAGCTTACTGCCGTGAAATCTTTGTCTGATGATATGTATGTTGAGATTAGTGGTGGGCGGAAAATATTGGTACAGGATTTAACTGACGCTATATCCGCTTATATTAATAAAGATTTGGAGGATTTTAAGAATCGTATTACAGATGCAGAGAAGAGTATAACTGAAGGAGATGCTGAACTGTTGAAAAGGATATTAGGCACTTCAACAAAATCAAATCCTCTTACTGATCCTTTTAAAAGTTTGGGTACGATTGATTCTCTGGCTAACTTAAAATCAAAACTCAATTCTTTATATGAAGGTAATTCCTCTGTTGGAAATTACCGTTGTGTATTTGCGCCTGGTTCTACCAGTATTCCTCTCAATATTCAAGTAGAGCGGTTGGGACTCAATAATGTTTATCAGTCGTTTACATCGTGCATCCAACTTGATGCAATGAATAACAGTACGGCTACTGAAGTAACCGTAGGACCGGTTATTACTTTGTCCCGGAGTGGTGTTGTTTCCAGTGGTAACACAACTTGGGGGAAATGGATGTCAACCGAAGCTAAATTACAGGAAGCTCTTGGAACAAAAGAGACATCTAAAAGTGATGATGGCTCTGTTTGGGGAGAATTGAAAAAACTATTGGCAGCCATAAATGTTTGTGGTAGTATTGTTATAGACTTGGATTTCTTGAACGATCTAAGAGATTTAGATGAGGTGTTTGGTACTGCCGGCTTGTTTACTTATCGGTATAATGAAGATGAACGAAATGAATTCAAGGATATAAAAGGTCTTTTGGCTACTACGATACTTGATGAGAACATTTATGAACAAATACGCTATGAGTGTGGGTTCGTATATCAGAGACAGCGAAAAAACGGAGAGTGGGGTAGTTGGAGAATAACGAGCGTTACTGACTATAATGTATCTTTATATCATGTCGATCCGAGTGATAATACAAACAGATTCACATTAGATAAGGCTATATACCTCGTTCCTATTGAGCTAAGGAACATTGGTATCAAATGTTCATTCTTAGATAAAGTAGGTAAATATCATACTTATGTATATGTCGGCAGTGATTATGTACCGGACTCATGGAATGAGGTTAATACCTATGAAGATGCAAAAGGCAAAGGGTATAAGGGTACTGAAGAGGATTTCTACAAGAATCTTTCAAATATAGATATGCTTCATTTTTTCAATACAGTCCTTTATACTAATATTGATTCGGTTATAAACTCCGGCTATTATATTGTGACTGATGCAGACACTTATTCAAGTGATATTTTAGTAGTGAGTCGTTATGGCGAGGATGATGCTATTACGCAAATCTTCCTGTCTACGCATTTTACCGGTGGTGTATTGAAACAACGTAAGATGACAGGTGGGAAATGGAATGAGTGGGAAGAAATCTCCGGTGGTTCCGGTTCCGGTAGTGGTTTTTATAATGTTACCAAACTTCACCCTCTTAATTCCGGCTTTTATACGAAAGAAACTGCTGTCATCGCTATTGCCGGAGCAAAAATCAAAGATGATCAGAAGCCCGGCATGATAATTACTATTGAGGAGTCTGCCGGCAAATGGAAAGATTACCGGTTTGAATCAAATGATATAACAGCTTTCGATCAGCCGGCGGCCTGGAATGAATACGGTGGTGCAGGAGCAATAAAAGCAATAACTTTCAACGGTGAAAAGCATACTCCGGACGAAAGCGGTGGTGTTTCTTTCAATGTTGAGATTCCCCAGACAGACGAAAGTCTGGACGTTAATTCAACAAATGCTATTCAAAATGGTGCGGTTGCCGCAAGATTTAATGAGATTGACGCCAATACACTTTTTGATGTCGAACCCGTCGTTGATGAAGAGAGCAACACTGTAAAGCTGATTTTCAAAAACAAGTCCGGCGCAGAAATCACCAGTACGGAATTTCAGGGCGGTACTGGCGGTGGAGGTGGTGAAACCGGTACTGCAACAAAGATTGTCCTCAATGCTTCCGTAGATAACAGTATTATCAAAGAGGGTGGTTCTTCTCATCTTACCTATTATTACGATCATCAATACAGCTCCGGAGATGACAAGGGCGAATCTACGGGACAAAAAGCTACGCTCACCATACAGATGCTTCGTGGTGCTCAAACCGTTTATACGGAAACCATCAATGATGTGTCTAAGGGTACGTACACTCTTGATCTAAGTAAATATTTGCTTTTAGGCACAACAGATATCTATGTCAAGGCGACGACTACCGATCCGGAAGGCAAGAAGCAGACTAAGCAGGCATACACGTCCGTCAAGGTTATTACTCTGTCTCTGATATCGAGCTATAATATCGCTTCTCCTGTTGGCGGCTATGCAGCCGGCGCAACGGCATCCATTCCGTTCACCATTTCCGGAACCGGCAACAAAGTAGTAATGCTTTATGTGGATGGCGTCCAGAAAGACTCCAAGACGATCACTAAGTCCGGCCAAACAAACAGCAGCTTCAGCATCTCGATGTCTGACCTTTTACCCGGTAGACATACGGTGCAAATGGTTGCTGAAATGGAAGCTTCTGCCGATCTTACAATCCGGTCTGAAAGTATTTACCTGGATATATTCAAGGAGGGCTCTTCCGTTCCCAGTATCGGTATGATGCACCGTTTCCCGGACGGTCGTATTTTTACGGATGATCATTTGACGCCCCGCCTTGAGATCGGCCAATACGAGAAGTTGCAGTTCGAATTTGTTGCTTATGATCCGGGTAAGACTCCTGCTGAAATGTCCGTTTCCTGCAACGGTATTAAGACACAGACAGTCAGTGTGCCCCGTACAGTTCAGGTCTACACAAACCGGTTCACCGAACAGGGAGAGTATGAAATGCGGTTCTCTTGCGGTAACACTGAATATGATTTCTTAGTTGATGTTGCAAAATCCTCTATTGATATCGAAGAGGTACAGGCCGACCTTGATTTGAAACTTTCGGCTGCCGGACGTAGCAATACTGAAGAGAATCCGGCTGTTTGGACTGATGGCGAGGTAACAACCAAATTCACAGGTTTCGACTGGAATAGTAACGGTTGGACTGGTGATTCCCTATTGCTATCCAATGGTGCTGCCATTGAGATCATGAAACAACCATTTTCGGATGATGCCGTTTCCAATGGCGGAACCTATGAATTTGAATTGAAGTGTAGCAATATCACTGACCGCAAAGGCGTTGTCGTCTCCTGTATGTCGGGCGGCATCGGTTTTCAGATGACCGCGCAGGAAGCTATGGTCGCGGCTTCGGGTGGTAGTTCGGTTGATACTCCCTTTGCTTCCGGTATGAATTACAAAATCGCTTTCGTTATCGGCAAGAAGTCGGGTAACCGGCTTATGGAATTGTATGTCAACGGCATCCGGTGCGGAGCCAAGCAGTACGCACAGACGGAAAGCATGAAGCAGGAGTCACCTGTCAATATAACTGTTTCCTCTGATGCTGCCGATGTTGAATTGCGTAACCTTCGTATCTACCGTCGTGGTTTGACCGATGATGAAGAGCTGACTAACTACATGGTGGACCGTCCCACCTCTGATGAAATGGTTATGCTGTTTCAGAAAAATGACGTGATGAATGATACCGGCTCCGATGTTGACATAGAAAAACTTCGTGCCCAGGGAAAAAGTGTGATGCGCATTGTTGGTGATGTCAACCTGGTTAACGCTACTAACAACAAAAAGTTTGAGGTCGTCGCCGATGTCTATTTCTATTCCAAGTACGGCAAGGAATACGACTTTATACTCCGTAAAGCCGGACTCCGGATACAGGGAACTTCTTCGACTACCTATCCGAGAAAGAACTATCGTATCTACTTCTTCCGTTCTGAAAAATACGGTACTACCCTTGAGGTCGGCGGCGTAGATGTTCCGGACTTGATGTATTCATTCAAACCGGGTGCAAAACGTGTGGGTATCTTCTGCCTGAAAGCAGACTTCAGCGACTCATCAAGTACCCATAATACCGGTGCTGTTCGTCTGATCAATGACGTGTGGAAGAAATGTGGTTGGCTGACTCCACCGCAAATGGTTGATTCTTCCGTCCGTATCGGTGTCGATGGTGATCCTATTGATTGTTTCTACGATAATGATGATTCCGGTGTAAACATCTACCTGGGTAAATACAATTTCAATAATGAAAAGAGTGAATCCCACAACGTTTATGGTTTTGAGGGCATAGCGGGCTTTAATGATGTGGAAGCCCTAAACGGTCAGCGTAATAAATGTGTCTGCATTGAGTTCTTGAATAACTCTCATCCGTTGTGCCTGTTCGGTACTGCCAATATTACCGAGGAACAGTTTGCTGAAGGTCTTGAGTTCCGTTTTAAAGCAGACAAGACGTGGGCCAACGCTGACACGGAGGATAAGGCTGCCGTACAAAGACTATGGTCATGGATATACAGTTGCAAGGGTAATCATGTCAAGTTCCTGAACGAGTATAAAGATTATTTCGGTAACGACAGTCCGTTTGCCTGGTACCTGATAACAGACTACCTGATGGCCGTCGATAACCGTGCAAAGAACATGATGCTTTGCACCTGGGATGGTCTTCATTGGTATTTTCTTCCTTATGACCTTGACACTATTTTAGGCGGTCGTAACGATTCTGTTTTGAAATACGATTATACTATCACCCATGAGACTTTTGATGATAGTATCGGTAGTTATGCTTTTGCCGGTCACGACGGTGTTTTGTGGGACTTAGTTCGCGGATGCCCGGAGAAGCTTCGTGAGGTTGCCGGAACGCTCCGTAGTAACATGAGTACTGAAGATGTCCTGGATATGTTCAATAATCAAATGATGGGTAATTGGTGTGAACGTATTTATAACAAGGATGGTGAATATAAATACATCAAACCTTTGACGGAGGGTGTCACTACTTCGGAGGGTACAAAATACTATGACTATCTGTATGCCCTGCAAGGCAGCCGTTACGCTCACCGTACTTTCACTATTCAAAACCGTTTTGCCCTGCTTGACAGTCAATACCTTGCCGGTACATATCGGCAGGATTCATTCCCGGTATATTTCGGTTACAAGTTCTCAACCGATAAACGCAAAGTCAAGATAACTGCCAGTGAGCGTTATTATTTCGGGTATGGGTACACGAGCGGAGAACCGAAACAGTCAGGCGTTTTGGCCGAAGATACCGGCAGTGTTGTTGAGCTGACACTTGACACCGATTTGATCGTCAATGACCCGCAATATTTTTACGGTGCATCCCGAATGTTAGGTCTTGATCTGACGGATGTCAGTCATGCGATTGTTGGTACACTCAATCTAAGTAACTGTGTTGCATTGCGTAAACTGGATATCAGTTGCAAGGCTACTCAAAAAACGATGAACGCATTATTGGTTGACAAATGCAGAAATCTTCGTGAGTTGAATCTGACCGGCTTACAGAGTGAAAATTTTATCTCTATGGATTTGTCCTCTAACTCTAAGCTTGAGTCTTTCCGTGCCGGTAAATCTGCAATGACCGGTGTCTCCTTTGCGCCTGGTTCTCCTTTGTCTGTCGCTGTTCTTCCTGCTACTCTTCAGACTCTTGAATTGCGGTATCTGAATAGGCTGTCTAATGATAATCTGACCTTAGAAGGAACTTCCAACATAAACCGTTTGGTTGTGGATAGTTGTGCGTTGATTGATTGGCAAAGATTACTCGCAGCGTGTTCATCTGTCAGATACCTTCGTATAACCGGCATTGACATGGAAGGAGACGGAACACTGCTCCGTAACCTTATGGAAATGGGTGGTGTTGATGAGAATGGTGGTAATGTATCTTCCTGTCGCCTGGTTGGAACCTATCGTCTGACCCGTTCCATGACTGATGAGGAATATGAAGCAGCCGTTGCGCATTTCCCGGAATTGACCATCATTCAGCCCAAATATACGATGATTGAATTTGATGACACTGTTGCCGATGATGCTAATATCAGCAACCTTGATAATCTGACTGGCTATAAATACGGTAACAGCTATGTTGCGAACGGTCATATAACTAAGATCCTTGCCCAACGTCATCGATGTTTAGGTAAACAAACAGAGAAAGGTAAAATGGTAATCTGTAACCTGCATGATGCGAACTCCAATTTTTATGCCGATTCAGAGAAAATTTCCAGTGCTACTCCGGCCAAATTGGATAGTACCGAGGGGGATATTTGGGTGTATGAACCGCATTATTGGTATAAAGGTATCAATGACTACCTTAACAACAAGAAGTACACCTGTTACAGCTCCAATACCGAAATGCCGGATGTACCTGTATGTGATAAGGTTTATCTTTCCAATATCCGTGAATCCGGGCTTTATAAGGAGAAAACTAAAATACTGATCGGTCGTGCCACCTTGACGGACAGCTATTCTTCAGATACGAATTATAGTGTTTGCGGTGTGGACGTTTCTAAACACAAACGTGTCCGTTTCCCGACTACGTTAGGAACCGGTCTTATTGGTAGCATCTTCGTAGATGCATCCGGTAACGTTATAAAGGATTTGACCGTTCCGAGTCTTAACAATAAGTTTGCTGAAGGAATGTATCTTATTGCAGACGTTCCGGAGAGAGCTGCTTTCCTTTATTTCACAATCTTCAATAACGCAGAATTTGACCTTGTTGTATTATCCAACAGTGACAAGATTGAGGATATGGAGCCGGATTGGGTTGAACACCTGCCTTGTCTGACAGGTGTCGGTGAAGCAATCTCTATTGGTAATTCTCTTTATTCTGCTTTTAATACTTCTGCAAGTGTTGGTAGTATGTCTCAATCCGATTTTCACTATTATGCACAACAACGTAATTTGCAACTTGTGGACTGGGAGATGCACAAAGATGTAGCTAACTTGTTCTATGCAGCATATGGTCGTCGTGATGCACAAGATCAATGCGGTTATGGTCAAAATACAAATAACCGGATAGTCGGAACTACTGCCGTAATCGGTATGCAGGATACTGTAAGCTATGATTCAGATGGTGTGCATAAAACTGAATATTCTTGGTATATCTCAAAGGATGCCGATGGTAGAATAGTTCATACTCGTATTCCTTCAAGTAACTGTATGGGTTATGAAAGTTGGTATGGTGACAAATATGAATGGATGGATAAAGTTGGTTTACCTAATACTAATGCACAAGAGCAGTATAAGTTAAATATTGAGATGCCTGACGGTACGGTACGTAAAGTTCGTTCCGGTACAACCGGTGGTTTTGCAACTGGTATGGTTCATCAAAAATATTGTGATGTGATTGCTGCTTTTTCACAGGCTGGTAGTAGTACAACCTATTATTGTGATGAATTCCAACCGAGCGCAGCAGCTTCTCGTGTG